AAGCATCATATTCTTTTGGGAAGATTTCATAAATATTGTCTGTGCAATACTCAACATATTTGTCTATAAATACTGATAATTTATCTTTATAGGTATAACCTTTAATACTTAATTCATCACCATCAAAATCCTCATTTTCATCTTTCATAATAGAATTTAGTTCTTTTTCCATTCTTGAAGATGCAATAAATCCTGGGGAGCTTGCATCTAGATTAGAATAACTGCTTAAATCTACTATATTTACGTTTGTGACCTTTTTACTATAATTCTTTTGATTATAAACAATTAACCATCGTTTAACTATAGTTCCAAAATATGAATAAGCTTTAGCTCCATTTTCAGGGTTAAATAGATGAATTTTAGAGAGTAAAAATGTAATTATTTCATGTTGTAAATCTTCTAAATTCTCAACACCATCAGTATGGTAAAATTTAAAAGTATGAATAATATTTTCTGTTAACTTATAAAAGGGCCAATGCACCCATTCTTGGTAAATATCACTCCTTTCCTCTGCGTCAGAAGAGCGATTGTATCTAACAATCGCTTGCTCCGTCTCTTTTGTAAAATATCTTCTTGATTGGGGTTTGCTCTTATGCTTTCTAATTATAGAATCCATTATGTTTTTTTAAATTAGTCAATTTTCTTTAACTTAAATTCATTTAAAATCTCTTGAATTTTTTTTACTTGTTCAAAGAAAAAACCAATTTCATCATCACTTTTAAATGATTCTTTTTGATCAATTTTTTTCAATTTCTCATCTGAAGCTTCTATAACCTTTGATATTTGATCCAAATATATTAGATAACCTACTACTATATCTTCTGCTCTTTCATTTTTACGTAATAAATTAAGAGTGGTAAATAATAAAACAGCTGCTAAAACTGATATTGATATAATTATTATTGTAGTTATTTCCATTATAAATTATCTAATAAATTTTTTAAACCTTCACTCTTAATTGAACCTAATGCTTTTGATTTAGCAGCATTAACGTGGGTTTTTTTATTCTCATTACCCAATGTAAAATTACTCTTGCTAGTATCCACATTATTTTTAAATTTAGGTAACCATTCAATTTCAAACTCTATCCTTGCTGCCATCATATCTGCCTGATGTAGGATAAATGGTAATGAAGTTCTAGGTTTAGTTTCTGGCATAAATGATTTTAGATATTTCTCATTTGCTGGATCATATAAACCATCATGTGTTTGGATAGCCATCATTTCATTAAATGTATATTTAACATCATGTTCTTGAAGTAAAAATAATCCTCTATCTGGAACAGCAGCAAATGCAATAGCTTTATTATGCATATATTCTTCACCTAATTTATCTCTTCTCCATTTATCAGTCTGGGGGATGTAAGATTCATGTTCCGAATCACCCATTTTACCTAAATCATGATTAATAGCCGAGAATACTAATTCTTCAGTAGTAAAAGTAGACATATCGGCCCCAAAACCTTCCCAAACAGCAGACATAGATAAAGCAGCCTTAACTACCCTATTAACATGGTCAACATAACCACCGGGAAAGGCAGAATGATATTCTTTTTTATGGGAAGCAGGCATAAGAGAAATGCGATCTTCAAATTTCTCATAGAATGATTTTAATTTTTCTTTACGTGGAGATGAAATATAAGTATCAATATTACTCATAAATTCAACCCAATTCATTTGGATTTGTTCTGCTGTTAGCTTCATAACTTTTATTTATTTATTAAACTTGTAATTAAAATGTAAGTTACACATAATGGAAATATTAGTGTAAATACTAATGTAAATGATAAACCTTTTAATATGTTGGATGTTTTACCCATTTCTCATTGCATCTAAATCTCTTTCGATTATAGATTTTAGATCTTCTACTATATCACCTAAATCATTAAGTGTTAATTCAAATTCTTTTTTACTAGATTGTCCTCCAAGTTGATGTTTTAATACTTTCAACTTTCCATCGATTTGTGTAAACCTTTTGTCTACTAATTCTTTATTTCTCATATGTTTAATATTTAATGATGTATCAATATACATCCATTCCCCCGTATATCCAACCTATCTTAATCTCCTTATTTCCCCATTCCCTTTATCCCTTTTTTCCTAAACCTGTGATTTGAAGTTACGTGGGGGAATTCTGGTATCCAAATTTTAATTTGAGATTTCTTCGATTTTATCTAGAATAGTTTTGAGAAGGGCACATCTTTCATATTCTTCACTTTCTTCAAAAAAATGGATACCTAATTTAAGAGCAGTATCTAAATATTCATCTTGGTATTTTTCTATGGCTATTACGTGTTCTTTAACGTTAATATCTACATTCTGTATATAATGCCATGCCCTGTTATAGACTACAAATTCACCCGCGTTTGCTACATCAACTATGTCAAGTTCTTCATTTGATTCTTTAAAGAATTTTATAACTTTTTTATTAAAATTAATATGATTTAATACTAATTTTTTATACATCCCAATCCAGTACACTGGGGTTTGAGTAAAATCTATATGAACCTCATCATTCTCACCATCTAAATCTTCATTAGATGAAAATAACTCAAAAATGTTTTCTAATCCCACTTTATTTACTTTTGTATTCATGATTTGAACTTGTAACTCTCATATAGGCATACTCCCACATTTCTTTAGTTGATTTATATTTGTGTTTGGTTTGGCGACTCATTTTACTTAATTGTTTTTCAAAATCATCTTTTACACCTTTAACCCTTATTTGGTCATAAATCTCGTGAAATGAATCTTCATAATGTCCCATACTAGAAAAATTAAATGTTTGTGGTTATAAATATAAAACAAAAAAGGGTAATAGCCAAGCTATTTCCCTTCAAATAATTTATAAATGTGAACCCAATAGGAGTCGAACCTATAACCGTCGCCTTAGAAGGGCGATGCTCTATCCAATTGAGCTATGAGTCCATAAAAAAGAGAGACTTCGGGTCTTTCGGGGTTTCTGGTTTGCTGGCCTTACTATAAACCCTTTTTCAATGGTGCCAACCTAACAGCTTCACTACCTCTCTTTAGTACTACTGGCGGGAATCGAACCCGCACGAACATTACTGTTCAAGGGATTTTAAGTCCCTCGTGTCTACCAATTCCACCACAGTAGCAAATTAAGGGGGCTTCACCTTTATAGCGCGCTTTCAGCATCAAGGTCCCGACCTAAGCAACCCGTCGATTGTATTCTTAGGATATTACGTTTTACTCCCCCTATTTACTTAGAGTTAATCGGTTTTTTCTAATTGTTTTTCAATTGCTTCAATATCCATTTGGAGTTGAGCATACTCATCTACAATACTTTTAGCATCTGGATTATTTGGGTGATAAGCCCAAGCTTTGTGTTGTAATTCTAGCAAAAATGCTAGTTCATTAATCAATTCTAATTTTAAATCTTTATTTACCATAACTTTTTATTTAATATAATATACGAAATTATCTTTAAACATCCCAATCTTCCAATGCAATTTGTAAAGCAAGTAATGGAGAAGATTTAGGATATTCTTTCATTTCCTTTAATGCTGTGTATACAACTTCTACTAATAACCCATGACTTTCAGCCCGTGTTATACATTCAACAATATCAAGCATTTCTTCACTTGTTGATTTTTCTAAAAATTTCTTTTTTACTGGATTCATGTGTTATTAATTTAATGAATATTCGTATTTATCGTGATTTATTGTGTATAATTCGCTGTCATAATCATCAAGCATATCCTCCAGCGCTTGATTATAACCACGCATGTATACGCGTTCTTCTTCGGAGTATTCTCGGGAAGGTATCAACATTTCTAGTCGATTATCTTCAATAGTTGCTAATAAAGTTTCTTTAAATGTCATTCTTCTAAACCTTGAATTAATGATTTAATAGTACCTTGTAGAAATCCTACAATTTGAGCTCGTGGTGTTTTCTCATCCCACATTTTTTCTGATTCATCTAAATTCTTTTGAAGGTAATTGATGATGAATTTTTCCATTTTTTTATCCATAACTTTTATTTTAATTGATCCCAAAGTAATTGAAGTTCTTTTTCTAAGATTTGACCTGCTTCATATTGTTCGGATCCTCGAATCTCATAACAATCAATTTGACCACCATAACTAATATTACTTA